TATCTGTAAACTTAAATTCTAATGAATCGTTAACACTTAATAAACGTGAAGAAAATGCCTCAAATGTATCAAACCGTATGCTACTACTAGGATAAATTCCATCCGATTGAAAAGCTTGAAATAAAATTGAATGTATGTTATGTGTACTATTGTCTTTTGTAACAGTATACTCTGGAAAACTATCTTGTAAAGGCATCTGGTCCAGGCCTATAATTTCATTTATTGTAGAATCTAAAAGGTTTATGTAAAATGCAGTTGTTGATCTAAAAAGTAGGCGATTTGTTAATTCTGGAGGTTCGCTATATGAAACAACTCTTATATTTAAGTCATTCGAAAGAAACGCTTCATTCAACGCTTGCACAAGAAAAGTAAATGTATAATCTTTCGGTTCAATTACAACAGATTTTTCAGAATCCTGCTTATGAGTAAATCCAACAATTAAAGTATTATTATGTGTATCAACCGCATACTGAGTACGCGGGATACTTGCATCTAATACATCAAATGCAAAAACGTTTTGAAAAGGTGAAGTGAAATCAATTCTATACTGTTGTGGATTAGGATACAAGTTCTTATTTCTATTTCGTGAATCTGTATAGAAAATATATGACTCTTCTGTTGAATTATTTTTCAAAAAATCAACATCTTCAAATGTCATGATTATATATATTAAACAGTTGGAATAAACTCCCAATTCATTTCCGCACAAATTTTTTTCCAAATAACATCCTGTTGATGAAGTTTTTCTCTTGATTTTAGAAGAGGAAAACATACTAAAAACTCATCTTGTCCTAATAATTCACAAAACTTATATAAACAATAACTATAACTTAAGAAATTTGAACGTGTTTTTGGCTTATGTTTTTCAAAAGGCTCTTGAATGTTTCGAAACATTGAACGTAACTTTTCTTCTAACTGTAAAGTCATTGCTGGTGGTTTAATATTGTTTAGAATGTTAGTGATGTGCGGTACATGTTCATAATACTTGTTGTAACCAAGCTTTTTCAAAAAGCTTTTTACTTTTGTTTGAGTAATATCATTCTTTTTGTAAATTCTACTCTTCTTAAATTCGTTTGAAACGTTTTCAATTATCTCATGAGGTATTTTTGTGCTTTCTTTTGCTTGAAATTGTGCAACCCACTCATTAAAATGATTTATTCTCTTATAAGCAAAACTTGTATTAACCTCACTATTTATTTCTTGTTCATATGACATACCTTGAGTTCCCGAATCGAAATATATGTCTGTCTCTCCACAAGATGGACATATCATGTGCGAATCGTTATGTATAGATATTTTCAAAACCTGGCATTTTCTGCAAGTATATGAATCTATTGTTTCTATTTGGTCGCTTGGATCATTATTTGTTATTTTCTTGTATTCTTTGTATAAAGAACCATTGTTTTGTGCACCTACTACTTTAACAAATGATGACATTTCATTTTCTTCTTTCATTTCCCCTTTTGTATTTTCTTCTCCATATGCCTCAAGAACTTTTACTACATCTAGCAGATAATCAATTTCTTCATCTTTAGATTTCATATTCTCTATCTGATATTTATGCTCTGCTTCTATCGTTCCACGACTCATATAAAAATATATATATAAATACTTAAATAAATTACGTGTTTTATTAACAACAATGAAACCTTTTCAAGCGTTTTTAGCTTCTTGCATATACGATTTTCTTTTATGTGATGTTTATTCATTTGTCAAAACTTTTTGGAACAAACTAAATTCTATTGATTTTCCTATTAAGCTTGTTCATGTTTATATTAATAATAAGAATATAACTACAGAATATATTACAGACAAGTTTTGGAATGCACAATATCCTAATCAAAATGTTGAAGTTACATGGAAATATAACGATATAATATATAAGTATAAGTGCAATTCTGACGATATGATTGAATTTCCTCCATATACTTTAGAACAATTAAGGATGAATAAACCTTCAAAGAGAATTATTGGAATAAGTATAAATGATAAAGATTGTTTTGATGATTTCATTCAATATGCAGGTCCTATGCATGATTTTTATAACAATCCAAAAATTGTATTTGATGATTACACAAATGTTGTGATTTATAATAACTTGGGTGGTATGGAAAAATATGCATAAAGACTACATTTTTATTGTAGATATATATGATGAACCTCTTCACCAAGAATGATTGTTCTAATTGTGAAATCGTTAAGCAAATGTTTGACAAGATTGGTTTTAAATATAAAGTTATAGAATGCAAATCCTTATACAACGTTGTACAGTATATACAAAATAATAATTATTCCTTTGATGAAGAAGATGTTTTAAAATGTTCTGCATTTCCTATAGTACTTGATATTAACAATGCTTGGTTAGGTGATTATAAAGCTATTGTAAACAACTATTTTGAACCTTTATTATCTTCAAATGTTAACAAATATTCTATGTATCCTATAACTTATCCCGATGTATACAACATGTATAAAAAAGCTAGAGCTAGTTATTGGCAACCCGAAGAGATAACCTTGTCTAAAGACTTATCAGATTGGGAAACTATGACAGAAGATGAAAAACATTTTATAAGTTACGTTTTAGCATTTTTTAGTGCATCTGATGGAATTGTAAATGAAAATATTAACATAAATTTCTCTAATGATATTGAGTTCCCAGAGGTCCGTGCTTTCTATGCTTTTCAAGAAGCTATAGAATCCGTTCACAGTGAAACATATAGCATCCTTTTAGATAAGTACATTATTGACAATAAAAAGAAACAATTCTTGCAAGAAGGTATAAGGACTATTCCTAGCATTCAAAATAAAGCATCATGGGCTTTCAAATACATGAATAATAATGTGTCATTTGCTAAAAGGCTCTTAGCATTCGCTTGTGTTGAAGGCATTTACTTTAGCGGCAGTTTCTGTGCAATCTTTTGGCTTAAGAAGCGTAACCTTTTGCCAGGATTAGCCTTTAGCAATGAGTTAATCTCTAGAGATGAGGCATTGCATACAGATTTTGCTGTTTTGTTGTACAACAAACTTAAGAATAGAATCCCAGAAGAAGATGTTCATGATATGTTCAAGGAAGCTATAGAAAATGAGAAACATTTCATAATTCAAGCACTTCCTTGCAAACTTATAGGAATGAACAGTGATTTAATGAGTCAATATATTGATTTTGTTGGAGATAGACTATTGAATCAGCTTGGTTATAACAAAATATTCAATGTAGAAAATCCTTTTGATTTTATGGAGAATATAAGCCTAAATGGTAAAACCAACTTTTTTGAAAAACGTGTTGGTGAGTATGCTAAAGCAAATGTCATGACAAATGATGAAGAAGACAACATATTCTCACTTGATGCAGATTTTTAAGCTATTTCACCTTCTTTACGTTTACTGGTACCCTGTTTTTCTTTGCTTTGTTTGGGTCAAGTCTTTCGTATTCATCTCTATCATGTGCAGGATTGTATCTCTGTTTGTGGCAATTCCAATATTGAGAATTCCCAATCCTAAAGTCTCCTGGATTGAATACTCTTGCCTTGTACCAATATACAACATCCTCAATCTTATTGCTCTTTGATGTATTGTCAAGGACTAAGCATTCAAAGTTTTCAGTACACGCATTCATCACCTGATTGAACATATCAAAAGTTGGAAATATCCCAAAAAAATTCTTGTATATCTTCTCTCTATTTTGTATAATATTCTCTCTCAATATGAATACATAATCTATATTTGCTCTCAAGTCCGGTGACAAGTCCATACAATATTGCATTGTAAGCATAAAGAACAACTTCCAATGTCTTCCGTTCATAAATATCCCCCGTATGCACTTGTCCCGTATCATCTTCTTGTCATACATGCAATCGTCTACCAATACAAATACGTCTGAATTGGGCTGTTTCGTTTTTGCCATATGTTTCTGTCGTAAAATAACCTTCTCCATTGTTTCCCTACAATAGTCGTTATACACAAACAAGTCTGGGACAAATTGCTGATAATAAGAATTCCCCTCTTCTGTCCCCGACATCACAAGTCCTACAGGGATATGTTTTTTATGATACAATATATCCGTTACCAATGTTGTTTTTCCTGTCCCACGTTTTCCTATAAATACACATACCCGGTTGTCTCCTATCGATTTTGGATTGAATTTCTTAAGTTGTAAGTCCATTGCTAAAATACAATGAGAAGTTTATCTCATGTATTTAGCGTATTTTCTCAGATTTTTTTTCTCTGCCTATAGTACAAAATGGGCGGAGGTCTTATGCAACTTGTAGCCTACGGCGCCCAAGATGTCTATCTCACTGGTAACCCCCAAATCACCTTCTTTAAGGTTGTGTACCGCCGCCACACCAACTTTGCTTGCGAATCTATCGAACAGACCTTCAACGGTTCCGTTGGCTTTGGCAACAAAGTCACAGCCACTATCAGCCGCAACGGTGACCTTATCACCAACTGCTGGCTTGAACTATCTCTTCCTGCACTCACAGCAACAGATGATCTTGCTTACGTAAATTCGGTTGGGCATGCTCTACTCAAGGAGGTTGAACTCGAGATTGGTGGCCAGAAGATTGACAAGCACTATTCCGATTGGCTTGAAATCTGGTCTGAACTGACCGTTCCCGAAGAGAAGAGAGCCGGGTACAAGGAGATGGTAGGCAAAAAAGATGTAAGCGCAAATCTAGTCACTGCTCCTGTAGATGCTAAGACATATTATGTACCCCTCATATTCTTCTTCAACCGCAACCCAGGGCTTGCACTTCCCCTTATTGCTCTGCAATACCATGAAGTGAAGCTTAATGTTCAATTCGAAAACTCTACAAACATCTTTACTGGAACTGGTAATAAACCTACTAATGGCCTTGGCGCAAAACTCTACGTCGATTACGTGTACCTTGACACTGATGAACGCCGCCGCTTTGCACAGGTATCGCACGAAATGCTTATTGAACAGCTTCAATTCACCGGTGCCGAAGATGCAAGCAAAGAAAGCGTAAACGTTCGTCTCAACTTCAACCATCCCGTGAAAGAGCTTGTATGGGTATTCAAGGGTGATGCTAGTGCCACCGCTGAAAATGACCCTTTTGATTACTCTAAGGATAGTGACGCCGATTTTGGCACTGTTACAGAGGAGAACGCGCTTGTAGCACAGCCTATTGACCCCATGATAAATGCCAAGCTCATGCTTAACGGTCATGACCGCTTCACAACACGTGATGCCAAGTACTTCCGTCTTGTGCAGCCCTACCAGCATCACACCCGTATCCCGAACCGTTGCATCTACTCCTATTCGTTCGCACTGAAACCCGAAGAGCATCAGCCATCGGGCACATGCAACTTCTCGCGTATCGATAACGCCACTCTCTCTTGTAAGATGCAGACAGACACGGGTGGTGGAGTTGATAGAAAGATTCATGTGTATGCCGTCAACTACAACGTCCTCAGAATTATGAGTGGCATGGGCGGGCTTGCATACAGTAACTAGACGTA